CGACCCGTGAAAGCAGTGTACACTGTTTGCACGTTTCAAGAAAGGAGAGCGTAAACGTGAACCAAAGTCCCTCTGTCTTCGTTGTCCAGGAGATGCCGAATCACGACATCGCCGCGGCAATGAAGTTCGGCGAGCTGAAGGTGTTGCTACCCGCGACAACCCAGATCGCCTTTTCGACGGCCCCCACCATCCGCACACTCAAGCGCAAGTTGATGGAATTCAGCGACAAGGACTTCTTGCTGCTGACCGGGGACCCCGTGGCTATCGGCTTGGCGTGTTCGATAGCCGCGTTTTATAACGGCGGCCGCTTCAAGGTTTTGAAGTGGGATCGCCGTGAGCGCCTGTACATCCCCATCGTTTTGGATACCACTGAGAAAGGAGAGCGTCATGAATGACCTGAACAGTTTGTTTGAAGAAGATGCCAACGCCCTGACCGTCAAGGACGACGATCTGTCGTCGGTCGGTGCTCTGGCCAAGCGCGCTAAGGAACTCGAGAAAGAGATCGAGGACCTGGACAAGGTGCTGAGCGAGCGCAAGGAACAGCAGCGCAAGTTGCTAGAGGATGCGATCCCCGCCAAGCTCGAAGAGTTGGGCATGAAGAAGTTCACCATGTCTGACGGCAGTCAGATCGAGGTCAAGCCCTTCTACGGCGCCACCATCAAGGAAGAGAACCGCGCTGCAGCCTATGAGTGGCTGCGCAAGCACGGCTTCGACGACATCATCAAGAACACGGTTTCCGTGCGCTTCGGTCGCGGTGAAGACGACCTGTGCGCGGAACTACTGAATCTGCTGCGCGAGAAGAACTACCCTGTAGATCAAGCGCAGAAGATCGAACCCGCAACGCTCAAAGCGTGGGTTCGCGAGCGCGTGGAACGCGGCGACGCTTTCCCGCAAGAGCTTTTTGGCGCGTTCATCGGCCAGAAGGCAACCATCAAGTCCGCATGAAAAAGGAAACACGAAAATGGCTAAGAACGAAGTTGCAGTGAAGCAAGAAACCGCCCTGGCCCTGGCCAGTGATTTTGAGCAAGATGCCCACAGTGGGTTTGAAGGCATGGGCCAGGAAGACTTTGCTCTTCCCTTCCTGCGCCTGCTGACCAACACCTCCCCCGAGGTCGGCGAGCTCGACGGGGCAATGCCCGGCATGGTCCTCAACACCGTGAGCAGCCAGCTCTACGATGGCAAGAAGGGCATCATGGTCATCCCCTGCGCCTACGTGCGCCAGTACATCGAATGGGCCCCGCGCGGCAGCGGCAGTGGTGCCCCCATCTCGATCTACCCGGCCACGTCTGACATCCTGAGCCGCACGCACCGCGAACCGGGCGACAACAAGGACTACCTGGACAACGGCAACTACATCGAGAACACCGCCAATCACTACGTGATGGTGATCAACGAGGACGGCGTACCTGCGCCCGCCCTAGTCACCATGAAGTCCACGCAGCTCAAGAAGAGCCGCAAGTGGAACAGCATGATGATGTCGGCCAAGCTCATGGGCGCCAACGGTCCGTTCACGCCTCCGATGTACAGCCACCTGTACCGTCTGACGACTCAGGCCGAGTCCAACGACAAGGGCAAGTGGTTTGGTTGGGAGGTGGAGAAGGTTGGTCCCGTGACTGACAAGTCCCTGTACATGGCTGCCAAGGCCTTCGCTTCGCAGATTGGTGCGGGCGAGGTTAAGGTCAAGCACGAGACGGAAAACGGTACGCCTATCGATTCACCGTTCTAATCTTTTGGGGGCGAATGCGCAGGCTGATGCGCTAAGAGGATACGCACTGGCACCGTTTCGACGCCTCCTCAGACGAGGTGCTCACCAGTAGGCCGGAGATCAGCACCGGCCGCCCCCATCCTCCATAGAGAGCAGCATGACAGACATCACCCGGTTCAAAGCCATCTTTGCAGGCCTGGACATCGCGTATGGAACCTACCGGATCAAGTCAGAACGAGGCGACGGCAAGCAAGCCGGTCAGGCCACGGTGGTTAGGAAACCCCCAACCGACGACCTTTGGGAAAAACATCTTGATGGTGTTGAGCCTTCCCTGGGCATTATTCCTATTCGTGCTGACAACACTTGCATCTGGGGTTGCATTGATATTGATCAGTATCCTCTTGACCATCGAGGACTGGTGGAAAAAATAGCGCAGCTCAAGCTGCCGCTGGTGGTCTGCCGCAGCAAGTCCGGCGGCGCACACGTCTTCCTCTTCACCCGCGAGCCGCAGCCCGCGCGTGAGTTCCAGGGCTACCTGAAAAACGCCGCGGCGCTCCTGGGCGAGGCCGGGCGAGAGATCTTCCCCAAGCAAGCCGAGATCCTCGTGGACCGAGGAGATACCGGCAACTTCCTCAACCTACCGTACTTCGGCGGTGATAACGGGACGCGTTATGCATTCAATTCGGACGGCTCGGCAGCCACCCTTGAAGAGTTCTACGGCCTGTGGGCGGCCAATGTTCAGGAGTCGATATCGGCTTTTCCTGATCCGCCGAAGGCGCCTGATGCGCCCATCAAGGACGGGCCGCCTTGCCTACAGGCGCTATGTGCTCAAGGCATTCCGGAAGGCGGTCGCAACAATACCCTGTTCAACGTAGGCATCTTCCTGAAGCGCGCGCACCCGGCCGCGTGGGAGGACAAGCTGGTCGAACACAACATCAAGTATGTTGGCCCGCCGCTGCCAAACAACGAAGTCCAGCTGATCATCAAGCAGGTCGGCAAGAAGGACTACAACTACAAATGCAAAGATGCCCCGCTCAACAGTTTCTGCAACAGCGGACTATGTCGTACCCGTAAGTTCGGAATTGGTTCCGCGGGCCCTGATGCTCCGCAGATCGCTTCCCTGTCAAAGTACGCCAGCGAACCGCCTCTGTGGTTTCTTGACGTTAACGGCCGCCGCCTGGAACTTGATACCGACAGTCTGTTTGTGCAGACTGCCTTCCAAAAGGCCTGTGTGGAGAAGCTCAACGTCCTCCCGCCAACGCTGCGAAAGCAAGACTGGGAGCACCTGCTCAATGCCCTGCTGAAGGAGATGGTGGAGACGGAGCAGATCTCTGAGGCCAGCGAGGACACGAGCATCACCGGCCGCTTCAGCGACCTGCTCGAAGAGTTCAGCACTCACATGCAGCAAGCGATGGAGCGCGACGAGATCATCATGGGTCGGCCCTACACCGACGACGATGAGGCCAAGACCTATTTCCGCATGAAGGACCTCGAGGCCCACCTGCTGCGCAACAACTTCAAGGGGATGACCACCCCCAAGATTGCCCAGCGCATGCGCGACATCGGCGGTGAGCCCATCAGTCTGTTCCTCAAGGGTCGGACCGTGCGCTGCTGGCGCATCCCCCGCTTCAACAAGCAGGACGCCCCGTTCACTACGCAGACCAAGCGCGAGGAGAGCCCGTTCTGATGTTGCGTACCAGCATGTCGGCGCGTTATGATATAGGTGGCCTAGCTCGACGGAGCGAAAAGCAGCCACCCTTACTGCCTGGCCAACTCTTCATTAGGGGTAGGTTTGAAGGGAAACCTATGTCTACGCTCACCAAGTTGTGTGAGTGCGGATGCGGCCAGCCAGCGCCGATTGCCATCCGCACCAGAACCAACCGCGGCCAAGTCAAGGGCCAGCCTCTGCGCTTTATAAACGGCCACAACAGCCGTCTTTTGGATTCAGACGAGCAGCGTCGTCGCAATTCTTTTCGCGACCCGAGTCTTGAACGATACACGGGCAGCCGCGCAAACTACATCAAGCTCATGGGCCGACACATGCACCGTGCCGTTGCCGAGCAGATGCTTGGCCGTCCACTGCAGAAAGGAGAAATCGTCCACCACAAGGACGGAGACAAGTGGAACAACGACCCCAGCAACCTGGAGGTCATGACGCAGGCGGAGCACGCCCGCATACATTGCCACATTCGGTGGCACGGGAAACACGAGTGAAATTACCTTTTGGAGGGACCGGGCCGGAGATCAATAAGATCTTCGGCCCACCGTAACTGGGCGCAGGCAAGACAACCTACCTGCTCAATGTGGTGGATCGCGAGCTCGGAGCCGGGACATCGCCCCACAGCATCGGCTACTTCAGCTTCACCCGCAAGGCAGCGCACGAGGCGCGTGACCGGGCGGTGCAGAAGTTCCCCAAGCTCAACCCGCGCACGGACTTCCCATACTTCCGCACGCTCCACTCCCTGGCCTTCCACGTTCTTGGAACGCGGACCCAGGACATCATGCAGGCGGAGAACTACCGTGAATTTGCCCAGCAGGCCGGGATCGAACTCAACTTATCATCCGACGATGAAGAGGCGTTCGTTAAGGCGGACAACCCAATACTCAACGAGATCAACTTGGCGCGTATTCGAGGGGTTGATCTACGCCAACATTACAACCAAAGTGGGCTGGACATCGAGTGGCATCACTTCGAATTTGTCGAGCGAACTTATCGTCATTACAAGAACGCCAACTACCTGTTGGACTTCACCGACCTGCTCGAGCTTGCCGTGGTCGAGTCGGATCATCTGCCTGAGCTTGACGTCCTCATTGTTGATGAGGCCCAGGACCTAAGCCGATTACAGTGGAATTTGGTCGAAGCCCTGGCCGAAAAGGCGAAAAGAGTCTTCCTCGCCGGAGACGACGATCAGGCAGTATTCACTTGGGCAGGCGCTGACGTCAAGAGCTTTCTGTCCTTCCGTGGCCACATCACCGTCCTGGAGCAGTCCTACCGCGTCCCGGCCCGTGTGCACACCCTGGCCAACGAGATCGTCACCCGCATCCGCGAGCGCCAGGAAAAGACTTGGCGCCCCCGCGACTTCGCAGGCGAAGTCTGTACCTACTACCGCTTCGAAGACATCCCCATTGCCGATGGCCAGTGGCTGCTGCTAGCGGCCACCAACTACATGCTCAACCCCATCCACGAGTGGCTCAAGAGCCTGGGGCTGCTGTTCGAGCGCAACGGCATCCCAAGCCTGTCAGCCAACATCGCCCACGCCGTGGCGGACTGGGAGCGGCTGCGCAGGGGCAAGACCGTATCGGGCGAGGCCATCAAGAACATATACAAGTACTTAGATACGAGTGCCGTGGCCCGGGGCCACAAGACCTTCAAGCACGGCGAGGCGACCCAGCACTACAGCCTGGAGCAGCTCAAAGAGCACTTCGGCCTGCAGACGGACGTCATCTGGCACGAAGCCCTGACCAAGATCCCCGACGACCGCCGGGAATACCTCATCGCGTTGCTGCGCCGCGGCACGAAGCTGTCAGAGGTCCCCCGCATCCGCCTGTCCACCATCCACGGCGCCAAAGGCGGGGAGGCGGACAACGTCATGCTGCTCATGGACCTGAGCCCCAAGTTCGCCAAAGAGTACGCCATCAACGGCGACAACGTCCACCGCCTGTTCTACGTGGGCGTGACCAGGGCCAAGAAAACCCTGCATCTCATCCTTCCCAAGCATCAAGAAAAAGGATTCCGCCTGTGACCACGATCTCCCTCTTCCCTTCCAATGTCGAGTGGGTGGCACCGGAAGTTTTCCCCAACTTGTCCACAGCCAAGGAGATAGCGATTGACCTCGAGACATGCGATCCCAACATGGAGTCTATGGGTCCCGGTTGGCCTCGCCGCGACGGCTTTATCGTTGGCTACGCTGTCGCTGTGGATGGTTGGGCCGGTTACTTTCCCGTGGCCCACGGCGGTGGCGGCAACCTCGACAAAAAGCGCGTCGAGCGGTGGATTGCAGACGTCCTGGCCACACCTGCTGACAAGATCATGCACAACGCCGCCTACGATGCAGGATGGCTTCGTGCAAGCGGATTCACCATCAACGGCCGCATCATCGACACCATGCTGGCCGCCCCTCTCATCGATGAGAACCGGTTCAGCTACAGCCTCAACGCGCTAGGCTTTGACTACCTCAAGGAAGTCAAGTCCGAGCAGGGCCTGAAGCAAGCCGCAGCCGACTTCGGCGTGCACCCCAAAAAGGAACTCTGGAAGCTCCCGGCCATGTACGTCGGCGAGTACGCCGAGCAGGATGCCGCGCTGACCTTGAAGCTCTGGCAGAACCTGCGCACCAAACTGCGCCAGGAAGAAGTCGAATCCATCTTCGAGCTCGAATCCCAGGTGCTGCCGGTGCTCATCGACATGACGCTGCGCGGCGTGCGCTTTGACCGCCCCAAGTGCGAGCGCCTGATTGATCAGCTCCAAGCCCAGGAGAAAAAGCTCTACGCCGACATAAAGAATCTTGCAGGCACCAGCGTGGACATCTGGGCGGCCAAGAGCATCGCCCTGGCCTTCGACAAGCTGGCCATTCCCTACAGCAAGACCGAGAACGGCCTTCCCAGCTTCACCAAGAGCTTTCTGGATAGCTGCAGCCATCCGATTGCCAAACTCATCGTCGAGGCCCGGGAAACCAACAAGACGCACAGCACGTTCCTGCAGCCCTACCTGAACTTCAGCCAAGCCACCGGCCGCATTCACTGCCACTTCAACCAACTGCGCTCTGATGACGGCGGCACGGTGACCGGGCGCCTGTCGGCGGCCAACCCCAACCTGCAGCAGGTGCCCGCCCGGCACGAGATCATCGGGCCCATGGTCCGGGGCCTGTTCCTGCCCGAGGAAGGCCAGCAGTGGGCATCCATCGACTTCTCTTCCCAGGAGCCCCGCCTGCTGGTGCACTACGCAAGCCTGCTGGAGCTCCCCGGCGCCGACCGGATGGTGGACGCTTACTGCAGCGACCCCAACACCGACTTCCACCAGATGGTGGCCGATATGGCCGGCATCAAACGCAAGGCCGCCAAGACCATCGGTCTGGGGCTGATGTACGGCATGGGCAAGAACAAGCTCGCCGCCCAGCTCGACCTGGACGTGTCCGAGGCCAGCGAGCTGATCGACAAGTTCCACCTGAAGGTCCCCTTCCTGCGCGGAACGGTCAACGCGGTGATGAAGCGCATTGAGCACCCCGCGGCCGCCGGATCCATCCGCACGCTGCTGGGCCGTAAGTGCCGCTTCCCGCTGTGGGAGCCCATGGAATGGGGCGTCAACAAGGCGCTGCCGCGCGAGCAGGCGGTGATTGAGTACGGCGTACGCATCAAGCGCGCAGGCACCTACAAGGGCCTGAACCGTCTCATCCAGGGCTCAGCCGCTGATCAGACCAAGGCCGGAATGGTGGCCCTGGCCAAGGCCGGCTTCACCCTGCTGCTGCAGGTGCACGATGAGGTGGTGATCAGTGCAGACAACCGCGAGCATGCTCAAGCGGCTGCGGAGATCATGGCCAACTGCGTGAAGCTGGAAGTCCCCAGCCGGTGCGATGTGGAAGTCGGACCGAACTGGGGAGAAGCCAAGTAATCAGGCGGTTACTTCGAGCAGCTTGTCCAGGTAGTGCCGGGCCTTCTCTAGGTCCTGGCGCCCACCCTTTTCCTGCCAGCGGCTGACGTACTTGACGACATTGCCTTCCAGGTACCCGAGGCGGTTGCTGACGATGTAGTCCCAGGGCTGGATTGCCTTGGTCTGGTAGTGACCACCACCAACCTGAACCGCGTTGGCCGAAACAGGAGACGGGCTGCTGATTGAAATCGTCTGCGTCTCCAGCAACGGGATCGTCTTGAGCATCTTCTGCTGCAGCGCCTTCTTCAGGTGCTCGACGTTGTCATTCTTGACTTTCTTGACCGGGGTCTTGCCCGAGCGAGCTGCCAACTTGTAGGCATAGCCCGCAGCGATCTTGTACTTCCTGG